TGGGAAAGGATACTACCCACAGACCACTCCGATTCTGAATTACGATCCGGATTTCATTTCCGGAGTATTGGTCGGCGCTTGGCCACAAGTGTACGAGATGATCCGGAAACTGAGGGAAGATTATGAGATCCCGTTTGACGAAAAATAGGAGGATAGAAAGCAATGAGTGAAATGGAAAGAGAATTAGGATGGGACGATGAGATTGAAAAGGACAGTGGGGAGTTTATCCTGCTTCCGGAAGGAGACTACGATTTTACGGTAGAGAGTTTTGAACGCAGCCGACATGGAGGCAGTGAAAAACTTCCGGCATGCAATAAGGCAATTTTAAGATTACGGATTGACACAGAGGAAGGATCAGCACTGATCAATCATAACCTGTTTTTACATACGAAAACGGAGGGAATGATTTCCGCCTTTTTTACTTCTATTGGACAGAAGAAAAAGGGAGAAAAGATCAAAATGAATTGGAACGCTGTAGTTGGAGCAAAAGGCCGCTGCAAAGTTGGTGTCCATGAATGGACTGGAACAGACGGTGAGAAGCGGCAGGGAAATGATATTAAAAAGTTTTATCCGTTTGAAGAGAAGAAGTTTGAGGCAGGGAAATTTTAATGGAGCTGAGACCATACCAAAGGGAAGCAAAGGAAGCAATTTTTGAACAGTGGGAACATGGAACCAGGAAAACACTTCTGGTTCTCCCTACTGGTTGTGGAAAAACGATTGTATTTGCGAAAGTAACAGAAGAATGTGTCAGTCGTGGAGACCGGGTACTGATCCTGGCACACCGCGGTGAACTTCTGGAACAGGCGGCGGATAAGATCGCCAAGTCTACTGGGCTTGGATGTGCCATGGAAAAAGCAGAAGAATCCTGCCTGGGAAGCTGGTTCCGGATTACAGTGGGGTCGGTGCAGAGTCTGATGCGGGAAACCAGGCTTAGCCGGTTCCCGGATCATTATTTTGACACCATCATTATCGATGAAGCACATCACTGTATTTCAGACAGTTACCAGAGAATTCTGAATCACTTTCCAGATGTGAAAGTACTTGGTGTGACAGCAACGCCGGACCGTGGAGATATGAAGAATCTGGGACAGGTATTTGAATCCCTGGCCTATGAATACACCCTTCCAAAGGCGATCAAAGAGGGTTATTTATCACCCATCAAAGCAGTAACGATTCCATTGCAGGTTGATTTGACCAGCGTTGGTGTACAGTCTGGAGATTTTAAGGCGGGAGACTTGGGAACCGCGTTAGATCCATACTTGGAAAGTATCGCAGAAGAAATGGAGAAATACTGTCTGGAGAAGAAGACGGTGGTATTTCTTCCGCTTGTGAAAACCAGTCAGAAGTTCCGGGATATCCTGAATACCCATGGTTTTCGTGCCGCTGAGGTGAACGGGGAAAGTGCAGACCGCGCTGACATCCTTGCAGATTATGCGGCAGGGAAATATAACGTCTTGTGCAATTCCATGTTATTGACAGAAGGCTGGGACTGTCCCGATGTGAACTGCATTGTAGTATTGCGGCCAACCAAAGTCAGAAGTCTGTACTGTCAGATGGTAGGAAGGGGAACAAGGCTGGCTCCAGGGAAAGAACATCTTCTCCTTTTAGATTTTTTATGGCATACGGAACGACACGAGCTGTGCCACCCGGCTCATCTGATCTGTGAGAGTGAAGAAGTAGCACAGAAAATGACAGAGAATCTGGAAAAAGAAGCAGGATGTCCGATGGATATCGAAGAAGCGGAAAAGACCGCATCTGAAGATGTGGTGGCGCAGCGGGAAGAAGCGCTAGCGCAGAAGCTGGCAGAAATGAAACGGAGAAAGAGAAAGCTGGTAGATCCGCTCCAGTTTGAAATGAGTATTCAGGCAGAAGACTTATCGGGATACGTTCCGGCGTTTGGCTGGGAAATGGCGCCGCCGTCTGAAAAACAAAGACAGACATTGGAGAAACTTGGAATTCTGCCGGATGAAATTGACAATGCAGGAAAAGCGGCAAGGCTGCTGGATCGTCTCGATAAACGGAGACAGGAAGGGCTTACCACGCCGAAACAGATCCGTTTTCTGGAAAGCAGGGGCTTTCAGCACGTTGGAACCTGGCAGTTTGATACAGCAAAAAGGCTGATTGACCGGATTGCCGGAAATGGGTGGAAAGTTCCGCGCGATATTATTCCATCAGAGTATAAAGGAGCATAAACATGGAGCAAAGGGCAGATCTATTAGAAATACTGGACAATATTTATCCCGGAGAACTGGATTACCAGGAATGGGTCAGTGTAGGAATGGCATTAAAACAGGAGGGCTATACAGCAGAAGATTGGGATCGATGGAGCCAAAGAGATCCTGCCCGTTATCATTCTGGAGAATGTTTCCGAAAATGGAACAGTTTTTGCGGATCTTCTGATCCGGTGACAGCCGGTACCATTGTACAGATGGCCATAGACAGGGGATGGATGCCAGACCGGAATCCGGGGCATGAACTGGACTGGAATGACGAAATCAGCCAAGAGGGTGTTGTAGTTGACAGTGGTTGGTTGGAAGGAAAAGAGGTACGGGAACCGAAGAACTGGGATCCGGTACAGGATCTTATTCGATATTTAGAAGCGTTGTTTGAATCTGGTGAAAATGTGGGCTATGTGACGCAGAGCTGGGAAAAGACGGATGAGAAGGGGACACGCTGGCTTCCGAGCAGGGGCAACTGGGACAGAACCGCAGGACAGCTTATCGAAGAATTAAATAAATGCAATGGCGATGTAGGTGCCGTATTTGGTGATTATAATCCGGATGCGGGAGCATGGATCCGGTTTAACCCCCTGGACGGGAAAGACTGCAAGAATGAGAATGTAACGGATTTCCGGTATGCGCTTGTAGAGTCAGACGATATGGAATTGGATAAGCAGAACGCCCTGATCCGGGAGCTGGAGCTTCCTGTGGCAGCGTTGGTGTTCTCCGGAAAGAAGAGCTTGCATGCAATCGTGCGGATCGAAGCGGCAGATTTGAGGGAATATAAGAAACGTGTGGAGTATCTGTACAGTATCTGCAAGAAGAACGGGCTGAAACTGGATACCCAGAACAAGAATCCGTCCAGGCTGTCCCGGATGCCAGGAGTAACTCGGAACGGGAAAAAACAATTTTTGGTAGATACCAATATAGGAAAAGAATCCTGGGAAGAATGGGTGGAATGGATTGAGAGCGTCAATGATGACCTGCCGGATCCGGAACCGCTTCAAGATGTCTGGGAGAACCTGCCGGAATTATCCCCATGTCTGATAGAGGGTGTTCTGAGGAAAGGGCATAAGATGTTAATTGCCGGACCATCAAAAGCAGGAAAATCGTTTCTTCAGATCGAACTATGCATCTCAATCGCAGAAGGAAAAGACTGGCTTGGTTGGAAGTGTGCCAGAGGCCGTGTCATGTACGTTAATCTGGAACTGGATCGGGCGAGCTGCCTGCATCGGTTCCGGGATGTATATGACACCCTTGGATGGAGGCCAAAATATTTGGACAGCATTGATATTTGGAATCTAAGAGGAAAATCCGTGCCGATGGACAAGCTCGCACCGAAGCTGATCCGTAGGGCAGCGAAAAAAGACTATGTGGCTATTATCATTGATCCGATTTATAAGGTCATTACCGGAGATGAGAACAGTGCGGATCAGATGGCGAATTTCTGCAATCAGTTTGACAAGGTTTGTACAGAACTGGGCTGTGCGGTGATTTACTGTCATCATCATAGTAAAGGAAGTCAGGGAGGGAAAAAATCTATGGACCGCGCCAGCGGATCCGGAGTATTTGCCCGTGATCCGGATGCGTTGCTGGACCTGATCGAACTGGAACCAACAGAAGCTTTGATAGAACAGGAAAAGAATAAGGCTATATGTAAGGTCTGTATTCAGTATCTGGATGCTTATTTTAAATGGGAAGACGATCTGTCCCAGGATGATCTGTGCAGTAAAACGCAGATGTTGAACTATTGTGAAGAGCGCCTTGATAAATGGCAGATGAACGCTCTTCAGAAGCAGATAGAAGATGCGGTAAAAGACGTAAAAGCGAAGACGGCATGGCGGATCGAAGGAACACTCAGAGAATTTCCGAAGTTCCAGCCGGTAAACCTCTGGTTTGATTATCCTATACATAGAATGGACGAAACAGGCTGTCTGAATGATATCCAGCCGGAGGATGAGAGGCCGCCTTGGCAGAGAGGAAAAGATGCCAGGAAGAAACAGGCAGAAATACAGAAAAAGAATACCCAGGCGAAATACACTATGGCCATTGAAAGTTATCGATTCGGACATGATGATATATATCCTACTGTAAAAGAATTATATGAGCAGATGAAAAGCGATGCGGAGGCTGTTGGAGAAAAGTATCCAGCAGAAAAGACAATCTGGAATTCTCTTAAAAAGCTAGGATATACGACGGATAAAGAGACAAAAAGGATTGTCCCGTTACCTGAAAAATCAGGTTCCGGGAATGAGAAGTAATTTATTCCCAGAACCATAAAAGCCAGGTGCCGGGAATAAAGGATAATGTTTCCCGCGACCTTAATTTCAAGGTGATGGGAAATGAAACAAATCATTCCCGTAACCATGGTAACGGGAGGGCGGGAATATTCCCTCCCGGCACCTTATACTAAAGTATAACCCTAACGGGACGGGAATGTGCGGGCACCCACCCTACAGTGTGGGGCGATATGAGCACGCCCCCACACACGGGAGGGAGCCCACCCAGCACAACCGCGAGGTGTAAGGAAAAAGTAAAAAAACAACACATTAAAGGAGTAAAGTGAATGGAATTTTTTATGGCAATGATTCCGCCGACAATCACACATCAGGAAAAGAAAGTACA